GAAATAAAAATCAACAAAAAGAATCTAAAAATTTAAGATTAAAAGAACCTGGACAAGAATATGCACAAATTATTAAATGTAAAGGTAATTGTAGATTTGATGTATTATGTTTTGATGGTAAAGAACGTATGGCAATCATGTGTGGCACCATGAGAAATAGAAGATTTGTTAATCCTAATGATATTGTATTAGTATCATTAAGAGATTGGCAAGATAATGTATGTGATATCATAGATAATTATGATGAAAACTTAACTAGAAAACTAAAAGATAAAGGATTAGTCCCTAAATCTATTAAATTAGATGTAGATAATAATTATTCAGATGATGATGATGATAATATGGGTTTCATTTGGAGTACTGATATGCCTGATTCAGAATCAGATGAAGAAGAAAAAATAATTAAAACAAGTTCTTCAGATGAAGAAGAATCGGAAGAAGATGGCAAAATTGATTTAGATGATATTTAATTAAAATCTAATTTAATTTTATGAGAATTAGAATTCAATCCTCTAGATGCTGATTTAGATAATTCTTGCCTTGGTTTTCTTTCAATATTATTTTTATTTTTTTTATTATTATTATAACATATAGTCATATCATTTTCAATATCTTTATAATTTAAAGTTATATATTCTAAAACCATATTATCAATAGCCCATTTAAAAAAATTTAATTGTCCTACTGTAGTTTCAATATCTAAATCATGACATTTAAAATTAATTCTTTCTTTTCTACAAAAAGGATCAAATTTCTTTTTTTGATATGATTTTAATTGAGATTTATATGCATGATAAATATTAATTTGTTTATGTAATTTATTTTCATCTTCTTCAAATGTCATATCATTTTCATTATTTTTATAGATTTCATAAAATACATTATGTTTTTTAGAATAATTTGTTACAAACCAATCTATTATTCTTAAAGATATTTTTTTATTACCATTTACATAATCATTAAACTTATTAATATTTTCTTTATCATTATAATAATTTTGTAAAGATTTATATAAAATATTCGCCATATTATTTTAATTATATAATCTCTTTAAATATATTTAAAATTTAAACGCATAATTTTTTCTTTCTTTAAAACTTTTTAATTTTGTTCTTTGTCCTAAAAATTTAAAATATCTTTCGGCTAATTTATATTCATTCGGTTTCTTTTTCTTTAATACTTTTAAACGCACTCTCATTATCATACCAACTTGCCATATCCTTTTATGCGGATATTTACCTTGTTTAAATAATCTTTCTAATTTTTTTATAGTGTTTTTAACATCTTGAATAGTTGTATATTTGATATGTATTGTATCGGAAGGATCTTTATCTATATAAACATCAAATGATTTCTTAGGATTATTTGGATTAAATAAAAATTGTTTTTTTGATTTACCCCCACCTTTAGTAATATTAATCTTTTTAATCTTTTCTCTAACCTCCGGTTTAACCATATTATTTGTAGAAGATTTAATGACAGGTATTTTAATTCTATCATTAATTGCTTCCAACCATCTATCTTGACATAAACACCATTTATCACCTTTCTTTAATCCTGGAAAATTATTTCTAGGAGTACTTAAATCATTCCCCTTATTTTTAGTATATCTTAAAAATTCATCTGTCATTTTAGCACATACTAAATGCGAACTTTTGTCATACATATCTGTTTCACAATATCCAGATCTTTTATATCCTGTTAATGGTTTTACTGAACATTTCTTTAATTTTTTTTTATTAATATTTTTATTAGATTTATTTGATTTTAAATGTATACATACTGAATTTATACAATCATGTATTTTAGTATCTGTAGGTCCATCATATGTTCTATGACCTAAATGTAATCCACAGTTATAACATGTTATTTCTTTACTCATAGAATTATATTTAACACTATTTAATTTATATGGTTTTGAAAATGCCGGCCATCCTGTTTTAGAATCATACATATCTTTTGCATCATATAATTCATTATTACAATTTGGACATATGAATATCCCTTTCTTATAAATCTTTTTTGAATATTTACCCGAATATTTCGGTTCAGCATTTTTAGTATTATTATGACATATCTTATAATACATATCTTTATTTTCTGTTAATGGTTTCTTACCACCACCTTTATCACATCCTTTATATGGCGCACATGATGATCTCATTGTAAATCCTTTAACTTTCTTACAACTTTTCTTTGAAAACTTCCTAGGTAATTTAAATGTTTTTTTATCTGATTTTCTATAACATTTTTTATCTTTTTTACCAGATTTACAACAATCTTTCATTTAATTTATAAAATATTAAAATAATTTATTTAATATCTTTTCTTATATTTCTTGATAGATTTCTTTGATTTCTTTTTTGATTTCTTCTTTGATTTCTTTGATTTCCTTCTAGTCTTTTTCTTAAATTTTTTTCGATTGTTTTTACTGCCTCTATCATTTGTTAAATTTTCTTTATCATCAGTATAAGCTCTAAAAATATTTCTTCTTTTTAATTTATATGATTGAATCATTTCATCCATATAATCTAATTCATCTGTATATTCTAATTTCTTGAACTCTAAGATTTTTTCTTTATATTCAGATACAATAGAAAAATCACTTTCTAATATACATTTATATTTTCTTAATGAAATGAATTTACTTTCAAATATATTTCTATACATTTTAAAAGTATGTTCTACTTTATTTATTACCTCTACGGGTATTTTATCATATGTTAATGGTGATTTATCATCCATTAATTCTAATATACTATTATAATCTTCAATTATATTACGATTTAATATTGTATGTAATTTAATTATTGTTTGATAATTTAATAATCTACCAATCATATCAATATAATCGGCTTCTAAATTACGTGTATCAGTTATTATTATTAATTTTTTATCAGGTTGATATTTTAAAAGTTCTCTATATAAAATTAATTCTTTAAATGTCCACATAGAATCTACCCACCCACTTGTCAAAAATATAATAACGTAACGCGCCCTATATGCATAATTTGTAAATAATGAAAACCATTCTCTATTATCATATATATAACAACAAGGTTTAACTATTTGACCAGATGGTTTTTCATATCCTTCATATGAAGGTGAACATATATTTAATCCTTCTGCTACAGGAACTGGATTATCTTTTAATCTTGGCACATCAAAACAATCTAAATATGCCATTTTATCCGATACATTAATTTTATTTTTATCTTCTTGAGTTAAATTTAATATATAATTACCATTAGGTTTATCTTTACCGGCATAAGTACCTAATAATGTTATTAAATACCATTTATAATGATTATCATGTAATGAATCTTTTCTAGATATTGATTCTTCTTTAGATCTTTGACAATCTATATCATCATAATCTTCAACATGTGCTTCATATTTCATTTCACTCGAAGAAAAACTCAATATAGCTGGAAATGAATCATTATCTCCCATATACAATATATATATATATTTAATAATTTGATTATTTATTAATTAATTATCATAAAAAAATGAATTATTTTAAGTGTTGTGAAATATTTGAAAATCACGGATTATTATTCTTATGTTTATTTATATTTGGAATATTATTCATGTCAATAATTATGAGTAATCCACCAGATAATTCAGGTTACAGTCTTTCTGAATAAATTATTAATATATTTATTTCTTTTTTAACTCATCTAATTTCTTTTTTTGTTTTTTAATTTTGGATCTTAGAAGCATAATACTCATAGAACTCTTACAATTTTTATGATATCTTGATACAGCTTGTGATATTTTTTTCTTATGTGATTCTGATAGTTTCTTTCTTGTTTTTTTAGATTTTTTTGTTCTTTTTATATTTTTAGAATATTTATTTTTTTGTTTAGTAGGCATTATATAATATAATATAATATATAATATTGTGATAATATAAGTTTAAAATAAATTTGAAATAAATAATTATTATTATTAAAATATAATTATGAATAATTTTAAACTCTTATCTGAGGAAATGTATGACAACATTTTTAATAATTGTGATAAGGATAGTTTATTATTAATTGCTATTGTTTGTAAAGATTTTAAAAATTATCTTAATAAAAATAAAGAAAAATTAATATTATCTACGAAATATATTACAAGTAGTTTAAGTTTATCTTTATATGCTCATAAATATTTTAAACACGATTTAAAATGTATTAATAGTATGGATCCAAAATTTAGTTATACTGGATATAAACAGTGTTCTACAGCTGCTGAAAAAGGTTGTCATTTATGTCTCGGATATGCTAAAAATATGGGATGTTCATGGGATACAAATACTTCTTCCCTTGCCTCAAGAAATAATAATATTAAATGTCTTAAATATTGTTTAATATATGGATGTAAATTGAACCAATCAACTTGTTATTGGGCTGCTTATACTGGTTCTATTGATACTTTAATATTTTGTCATGTTAATGGTATTATGTGGGATAAATTAACTTGTCAATTATCATCTGAAATGGGTCATTTAAACTGTCTTAAATATGCTAGAGAACACGATTGTCCTTGGAATAGATCTCATTGTAGAAAATTAGCCGCAGAAAATGGACATCAACATATCGTTGATTGGATTAATGATAATTAATAAATTTGAATAATTAATACTTTTTTTCCATACTTAAAGCATTAATGCATTCAATCCTTGAATTGATCAATCCAGATATCAGTTATCTAATTGATAAACATGTTAAAACTAATATTAATAGAAAGAAGTTAATCCAACAATTAAATGATAAAATTATGTTCACAAAACATATGAACTATTATAAAAAATTTAAATCATTTAATGAAAATTATTTACAATTTATGATTACAAATGAAGAAACTTTTATGAAACTATTCAAAAAATTAGAAAATGAATATGGATGGATCCCTCAAACACCTGTTCTATTCTCTCCGTGGGTATTATCAGATGATCCTAAATATGATAAAATGACTAAACGATCTATTGAACGAGGGGATAACCCTACTTCATCATATAGTATTCAAGATACCAGGGATGGTAGAAATATAGAATTATTATTTTATCCACCTAGTAAAAAATTCTACAATTATAACGATCTTATTAAATATATTAAATAATTATAAATATAAAAATATAAATTTGAAATATTTTTAAAACTTTTTTTTATATATTAAAAAAATGGAAACTACTACTCTACCTAAACCTTTTAAATCTCAAAAAGTAACGAATAGTAATGCGAATGAAGTAATTACTAACTACCTTATCAAGACGGGACTCAAGGTTGATAAGGATGATCCGAATATACATAAATTATCACGATTACATCGCAGACAAACTCGTCTTGTGACTGATGAAGAATATTATATATTTCCAAATTACATAAACTCATACTTACACCCGCACGTTGAGAACTATGTTAGACATTGGGAATGGATTAAAAAGGATATGATTAAAGATGGATACACATTTACTACATGTACTAAATGTTCTCAAGCAATTTTTGAGATATACACTCGTATTACGGATGATTCTTAATCTATTTCTCTATAAAATAAATCCCTTGTAAATAGGCATCTGCTAAATCATCCTTCTTTTTAGATTCAGTGAATAAATCTAT